CTCCCTCCGTTCACATTCCCGGTATCTTCGCAGGAACTCCTTTTTCTTGTCGTTTTCCGTCATCTCCACCGGCATCGCCTCCCCTCATGCATTTCCTTGCTACTATATTGTCTCGTACAGGTTCTTTTTCTTGTTGTACATTACTGCCACAGGCTGGCCACAGTCAACACAGCGTACATCGAATGCCTTTTCTGTCATGTTTGTCCAGTATGCTGCTTTTCTTCCACATTCACAGTTTGTATACAACTGTACCAGATCTTTCAGTTTTTGTTTCCTCACCGCATTATTCGCACTTATGATATTTTATTTTATGACTGCTACAATA